TTGGTAAAAAATTATCAAAAAGAAAGGTAGATGTTGTCTTAAGCAAAGCATGCAGAGAAGGTAGGATATTCTCCCCTAGTGCTAACTTCCCAAGTACATTCTGAGCAGCTGCTTTCATAGATTCAAAAGAACCACTAAAAGTAGATGCCGCCTCTTTAGCAGTTGTGCCAGTGATGTCTAGATTTTCTTGAATAGCATGGATGGCATTATAAACATCTGAAAGGTTATTAATGTCGTACTTAACACCAGTCAATTTTTCAGCATCTTTCAAAAGACGCTCCATTTCCTGCTTCGTACCACCATAGCCGAGTTTCAAGTTATCCAGCATAGTATAGTTCTGTTTTGCAAAACCTTGATAAGCTAGCTGAATGCTTCCCATTGATGTTCCCATCTTATTAGCATTATCTGACATATCAATCATGGCCATGTTGGCTGTTTCAGCAGCTTTGTTAGTGTCACCACCAAGAGATTGCAAAAGGCTAGCTGAGAAGCCTGTCACGTTCTCCATGTAGGCATTAGCTGACAAACCTGTTGTCTTGTAGGCCTCATTAGCATAACCCTTTACCTTGTCAGCAGAACCTTTGAATAAAGTTTCGATACCTCCAAGTGATTGTTGAAGCGCTGCTCCTTCACTGATAGCCGCCGAAAATGCCTTGCCAATCCCTGCCGCTGTAATAACTTTCGTCATAACGCCAACAAGACTAGACCCCAATGACTGTCCAGCACTTTGTCCTGCTGCACTCGCTTCAGGATCGAGGATTGATTGGATTTTACCAGTAATACCTCTGGCTGATGGTATCAATTGTACATAAGCTTGTGCTATTTCTGTCGCCACTAATCCTCACCTCCTATCTTTTCTAGAATTTGCTGACGATATTCTTCAAAGTCCTCACCAGAATCAAAGATCATCTCCTTACTTTCTTTAGCTTTAGTTCTACCTGTCAGCTCCTCTGCAACCATTAATGGTTTGTTGATTCCTTTCTGACCGTCTGTTGTTTTAAACCACACAAGAGCAGAAAGCCTATCAAGCACGCCTGCAAGCAAAAAGGTTTCAAAAGGAACTTTGCTATTGGTCATTGCTAGTTTGATCCGTGAATCATCTCTCAAACCAAAAGCAAAAACAGCTACCTGGTCAGCAGGTAACTGTCTGTAATCAAAAATCCCATATGTTTCAGCTAAATCACAAATAAGGGCCTCTTCATCTGTTTGAATCATTCTAGCAAGGAGCGCTATTTTTTTAACTGGTTCTGACTTGTAAAAATCTCACTAATTTCTGCTCCCATTTTATCCAAAGGAACAATGCCATCCGCAGTCCGCACATGGTTTTTCAAATCTTCTGATTTGTCACCAAGCATAAGTTTGACCACTTTTGGTAAAACTGCTGGATTTGTATCCACTTCTGCAATAACTTCAAGCAACTCATAGTTTTCCAAGCGCTCTTTGGTAATTTCAAAAGCAAATCCGGTCGAAGTCACCCCACGGATTGTTTTAAGCTGTGGGGCAGCTCCTTTATTTTTCTTTTTGCGATTTTGTTTTGACATGATTAAGCTCCTTTGATGTATTCATAGTGTGTATCATCAGCAGCGTTAGGGAAGGCAGTTACTGTCGTACCATATCCGAGAACACTTCCATCGTTATACTTGATTTCATCGATGGCAGTTACCTTTCCTGAAGGGATAACAATACGTTTAAGCACACCACCTTTTAGGACTGTTTCGATAACCAGACAGTGATGTGGCAATTCTTTTGAGTTTGCCTTAATGGTAATTCCTGATGACAGATCACCGGATACATTATCTGGTCCATACACTTCCTTCAAAACATGTAGATTCAATGCCTCAATAAGCATATATTTGAATGTGTCTGTTTTCTCCTTTTGAACTGAACTTACAACGACACCGCCCCATGCTTTAATATTTTCTGACTCAGGGGAGTTACTGTTGGTCATACCTTCATCTGAAATATAACCTAGTGCTTCAAACGCCTGATCTAACTTTGTTGTTGCGTCTGTCGGCAGTGCTGTTCCAAGAGGTGCAGAATATACCGCGCCTCCGATTTTAGGTTTTGCAGTCGTTACATTTTCTTCTGTTGCCATTTAATTTCTCCTTTTTTAAAAATAATTAATATCAAATACGGCTTGATATCGATATTGTTTTGTTTCAGTGTCCGTAAAGTTGTAATCGCTGTTTAGGTGGACACCACAGATTGAATCTAATTCAATCAACCCTTTAACAGCACTTTTTACTTTCACATTGAGCTCCGCAGCCTTTTGCATAGTTGGACCATAACTTTGGAAAGCAAAGGTCGCACTACTAGAGTGATTACGCTCCTTACCACCAGTTTTTTGAATAATGACAAAGCTATCGGGAGCTTCGGCTTCATGCTCAAAAAATGACGGTACATCTAAATGACCGTCAAGATATTTCTTGATAATAATTTCAATCATCTAATGTACCGCCTTCAACAAAGTGTTATTTTTCAAATTATCTCTTTTTGCTTTTTGCGTAGCTGGATAAATCATAGCATTGGCCCTTGTCTTACCAACGTGGCTATCTTGTTCATAGCCAGGACCACATCTTTTTTTAATGACCGTTGCTTCTTTGTTCAGAACATCCTGAATCTCTTTGGATTTCAAAAGAGCTCCTACACCCGCACCAATAAGCTTGACTTTTGTATTACTCATACGCTTCAACCATCACTTTCTTATTCCATTCTAAAGGCATCATGGCTTCAATTCCTTCCAAAGGAATACCAATCGTGCGCCATTTGCGCCCAAAGAAACGAACTTCACGGTCTTTCCACTCGTTCTGATCACCTTTTGGGACGCCTAGCGTATAAGCGGCCTTTTTACCAGTAAGATTCAGTTGATTGGTGACATCTTCTGTCGAAGACGGAACAACCAGAACATTTTCTACTTGAATTTCTTTATTCTCATAGATAGGATGGCCAAAGTCATCCTTTCCATTCTTGGCTTTTCCAATCAATGTTACAGTAATTCCTTTAATCCGTCCCATAGATATCAATCACCCCATATCTTTGCTTTTTGAGGCCCAGACGTTTCAATTCTGAATCCTTGATAAAGAGACCACCGCCAGGAACTAGATAAGAACCACTGAAGGAATAACCTAAAGCGGACTCAGCCACCTGAGTCATTGGTTCCTGATCAGTTGAAGTCATCAACGTGCGAGCTACCACATCAACCGTGACGGACTTAACGACCATAGCAAAAGATGGGTCAGTAGCCACCAACCCATCTAAATCCTTGCCAACTTTTTTAGCTTCAACACGAAGAGAATGAGAAACAACTTCCAACAGCGCTTCGGCTCGTTTTTCCTCATCGAATTTCAACGCTCGCCACAATTTTTTCAAATCTTCTACTGTTGCAAAGTTTTCCATCTCAATCACCCTTCATTTGCGATTAGTAAATCAAGCAAAGCAGATTTATTTGCCTTGCTATCATACTCAACACCAAATTCATCAAGTTTCGCCTTAATTTCTGGAACAGTAAGGCGATATTCGTCCTTGAATTCACTAATAGGAACCCAGTCACCTGCCAATTTACTGTCTGTTTCAATTGTTGCTAAGGTTTCTTTGTTAATATATTCCATATTAAGCCTCCACACGAGCAAATGCCTGCTCGTCAAGAATTCCCCAACCTACATACACCTCTGTACGCAAGCAAACTTCGCGATAGCGTTTCAAGTCACGGCCAGCACCGTCCGGATCACCGTATTTAATGATTTCAAGAGGAATTTCATCTGCATATCCCCATTTTACAGCATTTTCAAAATCACCAACGATAACATGGTCTTTTTTAGCTGAGTTTGCAACAGTTGTTAATGTTTTATTGACATCTGACTTCATTCCATAAAATGAATCTGGGTTTTGACCAAAACGGTATTCAGGATATTGGGCTACCCCGTTTACCTTAATTTTTCCAAGTGCAGCCCCTGCAGCCGGAGACAATGCGATCCCATTCACTTCGCAATCATTTGCTGTGACAGTTGCAACAGCAGCATCAATATTGTCATCAATTTTATCTGCTTCATAGGTAACTACATTTCCTGTAATCAAACCATCAAATGAGTTTGTGGTTTTGAAAGAAGCATCTGTCATTGATTTTGGTTCAAGGCCATGAAATGAAGCGATATCAATTGCTTGTGCAACTTTTTTAGACAAGCCATCAATAAAAGATTTGAGGTAAGATAATTGTTTTTCTTCTGAACAATGTACAAATTCCTCAGATACCCGTGCTTGATAAGTAATCAAAATAGGTTTGATTACTTTCGGTTTCACAGTTGCATTTCCAGCGTTCGAAGGATTTCCTTCGCCTACGATTTCAGCATTTCCTTCGAGATTGAATACAAATGATTCAGTTCCAGAAAATGGAATAGGTTCTTGAGTAGTAAGTTTTGCAAGGGTTGAATGTCCCTTTACCTTACTAAAAATGTCTTGGACTGTTTCGACTGGGAAAAGATCCCCTGTTTGTAGTGTTGCCATAAATTATTCTCCTCTCATTTTGTGCAACATTCCTTTCAATGCTGCATCTTTGTCATCAATTGAGCTAGGCTCATTTGTTCCGAGCGGGTAAACTGGTTGAGTTTTCTTTATAAAACCAGCTAAGCGCTCTGCATCAACTTTCAAGCTTTCTTCATCAGTTCCCTGCAAACGATCTGCAAGGTCGTAAGGCAGCCCATGTTGCAAAGCTACTCGAGTTCGCAGACTAGCCGTCTCATAACCAGCGATTTGATTCTGCATTTCTTCAAGTTGCTTGTCAGCATCCGCCTTACTTTGATTGTTAGCTTCGATTGTTGACTTCAAGCCACCATTTTCTTTTTCCAACTCTTCAACACGAGATTTGAGCTGGTCATAGTCGACATATTTCTCTTTCTCTCGAGATAAGCGAGCCTTAATAGCAGCATCAAATTCTTCTTGTGTAGTAATTGGTTTAAATTCTGACATTCTCATGTCTCCTTTCTCCTGCTTCCCCGGCAGTTCGGTAATTTTGGGCATCAAAAAAAGCAGTCACAAGACCGCTTATTTTAATAACTGATTTTTTGCTTTTTCTTAGGCTTAGTTGTAGCACAAGCCCAATGCGCAAGCAAAGCGCTATCCATCAAAGAAATATCCATGTCGTCAAAGTGCGATCGATAACCAAAGCCACCATTTGAGCCAATATTCCGCTTGTCGCAGTTAGTAGCTACTTTAGACAATGATGGTTGACCAGAGTGACAAATGGTTTTCTGGTAAATTCCCTGTTCCCAAAGAGCGTTGGCCACGATGATTTCTTTCACCGTCGGAAGAATCACATTCTTGATTCTGTAGTCCTTTAACTCTTCGTCCAGAATCTTTTGACCATTTGCGCCATCAATGACAATCTGAGCCACATCAGCTTGACGCAAGAAAGCAACCATCCACTCATTCCCATTACGAACGGATTGACAATCGACTGTCTCGATAAAGAAACGTCCATCCTTGGTTCGTGCAGCAATACTCAATGCCACATTCGTTCCATCTTGGCCATACTTGATACCAACAGACAGCTTGCCAGACAATTCTGGTACATCATCCACCTTGAGCTCATTCCACTCAGTTTCAGAAATAGCAGATTTCTGGTTGTAAGTCGGCCAAAAACCCAAACGTTGGATATTATGGTCCAGCTTATCCTCACCAAGCTCTGCTTCAATCTTCCGCTCATTCAAATGATAACCCATAGATGGATTGGAATTATACCAAGCTTCCACATCGTCGATTTCTTTTTCATTGGAGACCGACCACTCAGCCCAGCCAGAATACTTCCCTTTCCCGAAAAGACAAGTCTCACGGTATTTAGTAAAAACTGTTCCACTTGATACAGGTGTCGGAGGTGTCCCACACATGATTGTAATAGGATTCTCACTATCCGTAACCGTATATTTTAAAGCAGATTCTTGCTCGGTCGTGTACTCTTGAGCCTCGTCAATGATCAGCATGTCGAACCCTTCACCAAGACCACCATTAGATGTCCTAGTACGAAATTGGATTACACCACCTGTTGAGTATAGCTCGATTCTCTCCTGTCCCTTCGCCCGAATAGAATTGAAATCCTCACCATCCACATACCCCATTTTTTCAAGGTATCGTTTTACCTTTTCAAAAGAGGCATGAGAGGTAGAAATCCTGTGAGAAGTATGTAGGATATTCAATCCTTCATGTAGCCCCCAAATTTCACCGATATATAGGATTTCAGTCTTTCCGTTTCGTCGAGGAATAGAGTAACCAAACTTCTGATGCACCCAAAGACCATTTTTATCAACTGCCATCAAAGGCAGCAAAAGATTCTTCTGCCAAGCATAGCAAGAAAGCCCTGTCCGCTCGTAAAATTCAATCGCTTCTTTAGCTTTTGAATTTTTCTTGACGTATTTTAAAATCACCGATTGAGTAGGATTCTGATTGCCAAGTTTCTTCCTCGCCATTCTACTTTCCTTTCAATCGTCATCGCATGATAACCCTATCGCTGGGATAATTTAATTGATCACGTTCAAAATATAATTTTTAGCAACATCCAGCATTCCCAATGCCTGCAAACTACTCTCCCAGCTATAGCCAAGATTTATCTCACCATCTTTATCTAAAGAAACCACCAGCACCGAAGTGTAGTCATGGCTAGCCTCAAGATTTTCTTCCAAAATTTCTTTCACGGAAGCACCGCGCTCAAAACTAGACTTTTTCTCTGAAAAATCAATTGTGTTTCCCATCGTTACTCCTTTCTAAGCATAATAAAAGCACCCTTACGAGTGCTTCAAATTTCTTATTTTCGGTCCGAAAAGAAATCAGCCCAAAATGGATTCTCTTTATCAAAGATTTCAATCTCTTCTGAGCTCATATTATGAGGATAATCTTCAAAAAGGTTATAGAATTTTTGCTTGTCGAATGTGATTAGCATCAAGCCTCTAGCAAACCATGCTGTATCAACCCACCAAGTTTTATCGCCAACATTTTCTTTGTAGCAATATTCGGACCAATTCACTTCTTCATATTCATCTTTCATGACCCTCGGCCCCTTTCATCTGTTGAGAATCTGCTGTATTGATAAAACTCAATATCTTGTGAAATTCAGGATTGTCTTTCAAGGAATTCACATCAATAAGATAGCTATTCGCATCATATTTTCTCCCACCTACACTGTGAGACTTCTGAGCTTTAAATCTTTCTTTCAGAACAATGTTATTGAATGGTTTAAACCCATTTAACGTTCTTGATTGAAGTTCCAAATACTCAAAACTACCCTCGTTTTTTCTAATGATTGCTGCATGTCTACCTGTTGCTAGGTAATATTCGTTCCCATTTTCTACATTTTTCATCAGTTCTCTTACTGCAGTAAAATCATTTGTATATTTAGCAACATGCATTTCCACTCCTGGAAGGCTCCCAATCATTTTAATTCTACTATCTCGAGAAAAGAAATCACAACTCTTTCCTCCTCTAAAATCTAAGACAGTATAGCCACCTTTGTTCCCAATATAAGCAAATGCTGCTGATGAACAAGATCCTCTTGTCTTGTCTCCACCACTAACAGCTTCGACTATTTGTTCCTCAGTCAATTTGTTACGGCTTTTTTTGATAGGATTTGAAGAAATTCCGTTCTGTAGCGCTAGCTTTCTCACTTCGCTCATTTGAGAATTGTTATTTATATCCTTCCTTGCTTCAATTTTATCACTTTCATCTTTTTTTCGCCAAATTTTCTTCCAAACATCCTGAATTTTTCCATTTTTAGGATCATAGTCTACAATACAACGACAATGCTGATGCCTTCTATAAACGTCCTTCGGAACTCTTGGATATTTATAATTCCCTTGAACTTCCTGACACCATTCACAACAATGAAAATACGATTTTCGGACAATCTCAGGTTGCAATCCAGACTGATGATGAAACTCCGCATTTTTCTGGATACTATCATCAATAATAGACTGGGTAAAATTCACAATAGGTTCACCGAGCAACCAACTGACATCCTCGAAATTTTCCTCAGACGAAAAGCGATTGACAATGCCAGCTATTCGATCCAGATTTAATTCAGGAACTTGAACTTTCAGACCGATTTTCGCTTCCTGGTTCAAATTCTTCTGAACATCACTAGTATAACCACTCACAAGCTCGTGATTTCGTCCTAGCACGTCCGTCAGCAAACGCTGAGCGATATTGTAATACATTTTACCGTCTGGTAGTTTGTCGGCGCTCAGAGACGCTCCTAGAGCCTTAGAGAGAATTTCACCAATTTCAATCGCAAACTCATTTGCTGTTTTGTAAGTGGCTTTTTTTGACTTCAACGCAGCAAAAGCATTTCTGACAATCTCACTCTTACCAAAATCTCGTTCAAACCTCTCCTGAACCTCTTGCAAGATGCCAGGTAAAACATCATTCTCCATTTGAACCACCCTCGCTTCCAACTGGTTTAGCTGACATGTCTCCAGCGATACCAGTAAGGTCTCGAATGGTTTCTGCGTTGATGTAACCAGGTAATGCCTGATTTAGTTTGACAACACCGTCACCGATCATAGTCATCGTATTCGCATCCGCTTCAAACAATGGTTCCCATTTGACTGCGGTTCTCACAAATTGACTCCTAGTATAACGAAACTCATCACGCAAACAAGCAGCAACATAAGCCACATTTAGCAATCCAGCACCTAGTGAGCGCTGAGCCTTCCGCCCAGCTAAACGCAAATTCTCATGACTAGCCTTGATGGCTTCCACAGATGATGGATTATCTGAAACGAAACCAAGGTCATCTAATGTCAGCCCCATTTCGCCAGCAAATCCAGCAGCAGCAGTTCTGAGCTGTTCTGTAAAAGGTGACATGCTAGCAGTGGTAAACTGCCCAACGCTCGGCTTCTCTCCTTTATCGCTAGAAGAAATCGTCAACAAGCTCGATACAGTAGCTTTCCATTTCTCCATAGGCTCTGCATCAGGATCAAGTCCAAGAATATATTTCTGTGGCCATGAGTAGAACTCAGCAGTGATATCAGCCCGTTCCAAGGTACGCTTAGCATATTTCTGATAATACATACCAGCTCTAGTGATACGACTCCGACCAAACGGACGAACTGCATCAGGACGATGAATGACCGGAACCAGCAGAGGTATACCAGTTTCATTTACAACCGAATATGGCCTACCATCTTTCGAAATAAAATGAGTAGCATTAGGTTCAAAGTAGGCTTCAAGCGTTGGACGATTGTAATCATCACGAGCCAATACCGCATAACCTTCCACAAGCAACCCTGTGATAGGATCAATGACGCCCGTCGCATTGCTTGATTCAATGACTTGTAACCTCACCTCATCATCTTCACCTTTAGAAATATAGACGAAACTACATGAACCAATCAGTGCAGCTAAAATAGCACTATCAAAAAAGATGTCAGGATTGTTACGATCAAAAATTTCTGTGACATTAAAATCATCGTTAGCAAATTTCCTGAAAATCAAACGATCTGCAAGACTATCAACTCCCTTTGCAGCCCAACCAAGAACAGCTCGGTACTTCGCCCTGACTTGTGGAGGAATTGTGATTCCCGTCGGCGCTTCATAGTGTTGCATCGCATAATGCTTGTATCTCAGATTGACTCTACTCTGATAGAGATTCAACTTTCTCCTAAGATAATCAATACCTCTTAATTCCAAATCGCTCTCCTTTCATTTTGATGATTTGGCGCGAGAAAAAATGTACAGTGACGGCGTGAAGCTCGAGAGCGCCTAGTGGGAGGGGGATACCCCCCTGTCCTCAGCTAGCACTTGCTTCACACATATCTATTATTTTTTCAAGTTTTAAATATTTTTTTGTTTTTCTTTTTTTGCAAAAAAGTTTTTTATTTCTTAATTGAACTATCAAGCTCTATACCTAGTCCAGTCCCTGGACTGTGGCAAGTTCCTGTTCCCTACAACAGTAGCATTGGCTGATCTATCGTCAGCATACAGTTTATCAGACTTCTGTCTGTTGCATTGCCAGTGGGCTAACTGCAAGTTTTGAATATCTGATGGATGACCATTACGATTGATTGGAATAATGTGGTCAATGACTGGACTTAATGGATGTGGGTACCTCAAGGATTTGTCAACGGGTAGTCCACAAATCCCACAAGTATTTCTTGTTTTGAGAATGATATTTTTATTCTTTTCAAAAGCAACTCTGTGAGGACCGCTCCGGTCCGGTCTGTCCTTGGGGGTATTCATCTAGGGAGGGGCCTTTCTTTTTAGTAGGTAGGGGTAAAATTTTATGATGCAGGGGGGAGTTTTTTTAGCTTCTCACACCCTCGTATATTTAACATATCTTATATTCTGTTAAATAAAACTAACATTCTTAAAAGTCAACTGTAGCAAGTGCTTACATCTGTTTCATTCAAAACTGATTTACTTTTTCTCAATATGTAAAATAAATAGTCATTTAATAGCTAAAATTCATCATTGAATCATCCAATTCATCCTGCTTAATACCTATATAATCAAGTGTGATATCTGGAGATGAATGATTAAATAATTCCATCAAGATCGCTACATTTTGATTTTTTCTATAATGATGATAACCAAATGATTTTCTCATTGAGTGAGTCCCAATGTTTTTAAGGCCAACATGTTCAGCTGCTTGCTTTAATATTTGGTAAGCTGCAACTCTTCCAATATGAACGATTCTTACTCCGTCTGTTCTAACTTTTTTCTTACTTGGAAATAGGTAATCATAACCTTTAAGGTCATTTGTTTTAATGTAGTGACTTAAAGCTTTTCTTAATTCAGGATTGATAGCAAATCGCTTGACCTTGCCAGTTTTCTTTTCAGTAACCTCGATTCTATCACCTGTCACTTGTTTCACTTGGAGAGGTATGATATCGCTGATGCGCATTCCAGAATACAGACCGCACATAATCAGAACATAATTTCGCTCACTCTTTGATTTTAAAAAGTCTTTCATCCGTTCAATGTCATCAAGTTCACGAATTGGTTCTACTTTCTTCACGACATCACCTCCAATCCATACAAAAAGGCAGGATGTGCCTGCCTTTACAATTATTTCATAATATAATTTTAGCACATAAAATCATATATCCACTCCGGACTTACTCCGAATTTACTCCAAAAAAACTCCAAGTTTACTCCAAAATTTCAATCTGTTCTCCATTGCGGTATAGCTCTGCAAATGCCATCAAAGCTTTCTCCAAAATTTCGTAATATGAACTTTCTGAAAGAGACAAGTCCATTGCGATTGTTTCATTCTTCTTGCAATCCCACTGAAGGTACTTTTCAAAAAGTATCCTACGATATAGAGGATCGTGTAAGCCGCTAACCGCTTGCTCAATTGCATCCAGCTCAAGCTCTGCATCAACTTTCCGTATAGCTAACTTCTCGACTTGACTATTTCTTCCACTTGACGGATTTCTCGGCATAAATGAGTAGGTTGTCGTTACTCTCTGACCTTCGGTGTCATTGGCCACACGACGCCAGCGAGGATATCCTTCTAAAATTTTCTTGGCATTTTCTTTTGTTTTAGTTTCGTTTATATCAGGAAAGAAGGGCATTGCTCACCTCGTTTCTATGCCGTTTATATTTTAATCATGATTTGTAATCACGCCACCGGCTCCATTAACAGTAACCCAGCCATGCTTCTCTCTGGCTTCTGCTTCTTTCATACGGATAAGATTATCTGTGATTGAATCTGACTTAGCTTTGTTGGCCTTGGCTTCACCTTCTGCTTTGATGATACCTGCGTCTGCTTCAGCTTGAGCTTGAACTTTCTTGGTATTGGCTTCAACCTTAGCTTTTTCCTGTTCCTGTTTAGCTGTATCTATTTCCTTTTGTTTGACCGATTCATTTTTGATTGCTGCTTCAATCTCATCTCCTGCATCTTGGTCTGTGATGGTAAAGGATACAAACTCCAAATCGTAAGACTCAAATTTTTCTTTGAGAGCCTTGTCAATCATTTCATAAACTTCAGTACGCTTGTCACCGAGAATATCATAAATATCGTAATTACCTGTTACAGATTCAATAGCACGCTGAACAGCAGGAGATACTACGCTATTATTCACGTTTTCTAATTTTGTGTAATTAGAGAATACCGTCATGGCTTTTTCCTTATTGACACGATATTTCACATCGATATTAGTATTTAACCATTGACCGTCTTTTGTCTGAGTCGTGATTTTCTCCATTGTTTTTGTTTGAACAGATGTAGATAAGGTGTAGACTTTGTCAATAAATGGCATTTTTAGATGATATCCTGTTTGCAGGGTATTTTCTTGAACACCTCCAATTGCGCTAACCTTAACTCCAACCGTATTAGCTGGGATACGCTTCACGGCCGTGAGACGAAAAATACCAAGTGAAGCAACAGCTGCAACTGTAATGATACCGCCCTTAGCAAGTTTTGTAAGTGTTGTTTTTCCTGTTTCATGATTGTATTGTGTAAACATTATTTTTACTCCTTTTTTAAATTATTTTTCCATCAAAAACTAGTGTTATTGTACCTGTACCATCTTTGTGTTTAGATACTAAAGCCCGACAATCTGAGCCTAATTCAATACCCTCAACTGTGATACTGCGCTTTATCCTATCAACATTGATGATTGTTCCCATTAATGTTTTAATTCTCATGTTCCATCTCCTCAATAAGCCATTCAAGATTCTTTCTGGCTTTCTTCAGGTCTTCAAGACCGTTTTTCTTCTGAAATCGCAATTAATACTTCAAGGCATTTCCAAGATAAAAGCCTTTCAGCTGTTCTGGTGTCATGAAATTTCTTAGAGTATCGATAGATTCCATGCCATACCGCCCTTGGTAGTGGCTTGGTTTATTTACATTATCAATTTTTTCTGGTTTCATTCCTTCTCCTCCAAAATCTCTGGATTTTCGTAGACATTTCCTTGAAGGTATACATTACAGTTTTCAATACAGTCAAATAGACTATCCCAGATCTCTTTTTCTGTGTGTATATCTAACAACTTAAACATACCTTTATCAAAGACAATTTTTGCTCTGCCACTATCTTCAAATTCATCCCAATAAGTCCAAAGGATGACATCTCCTTCAAAAATTTCCTTCCCAAAATCATCTTCGAGGCCTGTTGATTGCATGAGTTCGATTTCGTCAAACTCAACTGACATTTCTGTATATCTTTCAATATCTCCCTGCTGGCAGATATCTACGAACTTGCTATCAAATGAAATGTTAGTAACATCACACATCCATTTCAATGACTTCATCCACGCTCTATATCTTGATATCATCCCAAATCCTCCTCTTTCACGAAAGTTCCGTCAATCCAACGACCCTTGCGGTCTTTGATTTCTTGGTAAGCCAGTTCAAAACATTCATCAAAATCATATCCAAGCGTATTGTTGATTGATTTCAGATAACCGATCGAGCGTACTAGATTATGTCTGCACAATACCTTACTAGCAAATCCTTGTGAGAGTTGAAACTCACTAATATTTGCATTAAGTGAGATGAAGCTTTCCATTGCATCTTTTCTCTTGATATTATCAGATTCTTTGAAAATCTGATTCACATCTTCCTTGATGAGCAAGGCCAGTCCTACAATCACAACTGCACAGTCTCCAATACTATCCTTGGTCAGCTTCTCATTTTTCTTGAGATAGTGGGTGAGGGTTTGGCTTTGTGGAATCATCTCTTTGGGAACCACAGCCCAGTAAGTTTTTTTTATTTCTCGTTTTTTTACCATTTGGGTCAGGCGGGAGAGCGCTTTGGAGGTTTTAGCATAGATTACCAGCCCAGAGGTTGGTCGGTCTATCCTGTGAACCAAACCGAGATAGACATTCCCAGGCTTTTGGTCGCGTTCTTTTATGAAGTCTTTCAGCAGTTCCAGCAGGCTCTGGTCGCCCGTTTTGTCGCCTTGAACCAGCTGACCTACTTTTTTATTGATAATGATGATGTGGTTGTCTTCGTAGAGAATTTGTGAATTCATATAGCGATTCATAAGAATTGGAAGGCCTGTCTTTAATCGTTTTGCAACGATATCCAGCGGTACTCCGATTAATTCATCATTGATGATGCGAACCACTTTCTCTAAATCACTATCGTCAATACCTCCCGGAACTGTATAGACTTTATTTTCAACCAAACCATTACTGATGACTATGAT